CGCAGTGGCCATCAGTATCAGGTTTAATTAGAATCATGTACAAACCTGATCACGAATATTTTTTTAACGTTGAGGTAGCTGCAGATAAAATTGTGCAAGTACATGCACGTAGTATAAAACAATTTAACGAGATGAAGCAAATGCGTAGTCTGATTGCAGATCACACAACCACATATCCACCGAGTATAAAAGAAAAAGAATATCAAAACATATTAAACGGACTGTGGGCAACCATGGAAACAATTCAACCACCTGCAGGTACAAACCCTGTGGATATGTTAAAGAAAGAATTATTTGTATATGTTAATGGACCAAAAGCTAGCTCGTATGCAGCGTTTAAAAGTGGGTCTGTATTACACGAAGATCAACATTTTTATTTTGTGTACGATAAATTTTACGATGAATTAAAACGTGGAGACTGGAATCAAGAGCGAGCAAGAACAGCTACAATGGTTAAACAATATTTTAAAGGTGAGTTTGATTGTCAGAAAAGATTTCCAAAAGGAGATAACGAAGAATCATTTCCACCATTAAGAGTTTTAAAACTTCCAAAAGAAGGTTTAGAAAAAGAAGAGATACCAGAAGAAATAATAGAAATAGAAGATAAGGAGAATATAGTATGACGAAGCCACCTAAAATTTATATATCTATGCCAACATATGATTTGATGCATGTATCAACTTGTTTATCGTTGGTAAAATTATTTAATAAATTTACTATCGCTAAAATGCCAGCAGAGATAGGCACATTTAAATGCCCTTACGTTGGTTATGGAAGAAATGTATTGACTGCAATGTTTTTAGAGTCAGGGTTTGATTATCAATTGTTTGTAGATGCAGACATGGAATTTGAACCCGACGTTGTAGGACGTATGATCTTAGCTAACAAAGATGCAATCTGTGTACCATACAGGAAAAAAACACAAGACAATGTAGTTAAATTTTCTGTAGAGTTTGATAATCCAAACAATATTGAAATAGATCAAAAAGGTATTGTAGAATTAAAAGTTGGTCCTGCAGGTCTAACATTAATTCATAGAAGGGTTTATGAAAAACTAATAAAAGATAATCCACACCTTAAAATAAAACAAAAAGAAATAATATCTGAAAAAGCAAATTCATATTTTTATAATTTTTGGGATACAACTTTTACTGAAGATGGAACATGGTGGGGTGAAGATGTTAATTTTTGTAACTTAATTAAAAAATCAGGTTTTAAATTTTATGGAGTAGTTGATGGACAAACAACACATTATGGATCGTATGGCTGGACTGGATCACTCAAAGATGGGTTTAAGAAAGCCAATGGAAAAGATCAATAAAATTTACGGACCACCTGGTACAGGTAAAACATTTAGATTAATTAGACGTGTAAAAGCATACGAACGTGTTGGCGTGCCTTTGCACAAGATAGGTTACTTTGCATTTACTAGAAAAGCTGCAGAAGAAGCACGTAAAAGAATTGATGTATCTGAAAAAGAAGTCCCATACTTTCAAACAATACACGCGTTTTGTTATCATTTACTTGGATTAAATGAAGAGGATATTATGCAGCCATATCACTATGAAGACCTTGGTAAAAAATTAAATATAAGAGTTTCATTTTCAGATAAGTACAACGAAGAAGAAACACATTTCTTAACTTGCAACAACCCATATTTTCAAATGATACAAAGGTCAATAAACAAAGACATAACAATTAGACAAGAGTTTGATTTAAACGAACATGATAAAAAACAAGTTAATGACTTTGATACACTGAATCACATTTATAAAAATCTTCAAGTGTACAAAGAAAAAAATAATCTTTTTGATTTTAACGACATTGTAAAAGCAGTATTAAATTCTGACAAGATACCAGTGTTTAAAGCTATATTTATTGATGAAGCACAAGACTTATCGCCACTACAGTGGCAACTATATGATAAATTAAAATATCATTGTGAACAAATGTATCTAGCTGGTGATGATGACCAGGCTATCTATGCGTGGGCCGGAGCGGATGTAAATAGATTTGTAAAAGAACCTGCGAGAGAGATTGTGTTAAGACGATCAAGACGTATATCAAAAGCTGTTCAAGAAGAATCAACAAGACCTATCAATAATATTATTGGAATTAGAAAATTAAAAAAATATTATCCAAGGGACCACGAAGGTGAATCACATTACATATCTGATCTTAACCAGGTTGATTTAACACAAGGTAAATGGTTAATACTTACAAGAACTAAAAGCAATCTGTTAGATATCATGAAAGATTTAAAACGTAAAAATTTTTATTATCAAAGTAATAAAGGTAAAAGTTTTAAAGTTGGTATGTACGAAGCTGCGGTAGCATACACTAAATGGACAATGGGTGAAATTTTAGATGAAAAAGAAATGAGTGCAGTAAAAGAATATATACCCACAGGTAACTGGGATGTTAAAGTTCCATGGTATGATAAATTTGTAGCAGATCAAAAAGAAATTTTATATTTAAGAAACTTAATTGCATCGAAAGAAAACTTAAAGGAAAAAGCAAGGATATGGTTATCAACTATACATGCAATAAAAGGTGGTGAAGAAGATAATGTAATTTTATCTTTGCACCAAGGACGTACCGTACAACAAGGAATCAAATCAAGTGTTGACAAACAAGATGAAGAGCATAGAGTGTGGTATGTTGGAGTTACGAGAGCAAGAAATAATCTATACAAACTGAGAGCAAAAAAGAAATTAAGGGAGTATCAACTATGACAGATAAAAATATATTGGACGAAGCGTTTCCACAATACACTCAGGTCGGCGGGAATCACTACACTAAGTTTCCCATTCAACCTTACGAGTTTATTTCTAAAAACGATCTATCGTTCTTTCAAGGGAACGTTGTTAAATACGTTTGTCGCTATCAACGTAAAGGTGGTGCAGAAGATATTAAAAAAATAATACATTACTGCCAACTAGAATTATTAAAGATGAAAGATTTACAAAAGAAAAGATGATCTTACCACAAACAGAATGGGTTCAACCTACAGAGTATCCAGATCTTAGATCTTACGATGAGATTGCAATAGACTTAGAAACAAGAGATCCAGATTTAAAATCAAAAGGATCAGGTGCAGTTATAGATAATGGTGAAGTTGTTGGTATAGCTGTGGCAACATACAATGATAAATGGTATTTTCCTATCGCTCATCAAGAGGGACCAAACATGAATAGAGAAAAAACTTTAGAATGGTTTAAAGATATTCTTGATTGTCCAGCTACAAAAATATTTCATAACGCTATGTATGATGTATGTTGGATACGTAATTTAGGTTTAAATATCAATGGTTTAGTGGTAGATACAATGATTGCATGCTCACTGTTAGATGAAAATAGATTTTCATATACCCTAAATACTTTGTCTTGGCATTTTTTAAACGAAGGTAAAAATGAACGTGCATTAAACGAAGCTGCTAAGTCAAGAGGACTAGATGCAAAAGCTGACATGTGGAGATTACCTGCGCATGAAGTTGGAGCGTACGCTGAAAAAGATGCAGAGTTAACTTTTAAACTTTGGCAACATGTAAAAAAATTAATTATAGAAAATGATCTTGAAGAAATTTTTAATCTTGAAACGGATCTTTTTCCTTGTCTTGTTGATATGCGTTTCTTAGGCGTTCGCGTAGATACTCAAAGAGCTTACGACTTGCGTAAGGAATTGATTGGACAAGAGCAACTGTTATTGCGAGAAGTTCAACAAGAAACACAAGAAGATGTCCAAATATGGGCAGCAAGATCGATTGAAAAAGTTTTTCAAAAATTAAATTTATCTTACGAACGTACCGCGAAATCCAATGAACCTTCATTTACTAAAAACTTCCTTTCAAATCACCCACATCCTATCATACAAAAGATAGCAGAAGCAAGAAAGATTAATAAAGTAAACACAACATTTATAGATACAATATTAAAATTTGAACATAAAGGTAGAATACATGCAGAGATAAATCAAATTAGATCTGATGATGGAGGAACCATCACAGGTAGATTTAGTTATGCTAATCCAAACTTACAACAAATACCTGCACGTGATCCTGTGTTAGGTCCAATGATAAGATCATTGTTTATACCTGAACAAGGATGCAAGTGGGGTTGTTTTGACTACTCGCAACAGGAACCAAGACTTGTAGCACACTATGCGTTACGTTATGGTTTACCATCTGTAAATACAATAGCAGATTCATACGATACAGATGCATCTACAGATTTTCACAAGATAGTTGCTGAGATGGCAGAGATACCTAGAGATCAAGCAAAAGTAATTAATCTTGGTTTGTTTTATGGTATGGGTAAAGCCAAACTACAGGCAGAGTTAGGTGTAACAAAATATAAAGCAGAGGAATTATTTGATAAATATCATTCACGAGTTCCGTTTGTAAAACAACTAATGAATGAGGTTATGAAAGCTGGTGCTAAAAAAGGTCAGATAAAAACTTTATTAGGAAGAAGATGTAGATTTCCTAAATACGAACCTATACTTCGTGGATCCGATTGGGGTAAATACATACCACCTGAAGATGAAGAGCGAATGCAAGATCTACAGAAGATGGGGCCATACATTAAAGACGATGAGGGAGAAGTATTAAAAGATAAGGATGGTAATCCCAAAAAAAATTATTGGCATAACAATCCAACTCGTAGAGCTTTTACGTACAAAGCTTTAAATAAATTAATACAAGGATCAGCAGCTGACATGACTAAAAAAGCCATGTTAGAATTGTATAAAGAAGGTATTACACCACACATACAGGTGCATGATGAATTAGATATATCTGTCATCAATGATTTAGAAGCAGCTAAAATAAAAGATGTGATGGAAAACGCAGTTGATTTAAAGATACCAAATAAAGTAGATTACGAGGCTGGTCCTAACTGGGGGTCTATAAAATAATGTCTATAAAGGTAATAGATAATTTTGCCAACATAGAAGAACAATTACAAATTTTTAATTATATAAATAAAACTCAAAATTTATTATACTTATTTCAAACTTCATCATATCATCCTGATATAAAAAACAAATTTATAACACCTAACACTATAGATTATCCACAAATCGTGCACTCTATTTTTATGGATGATAAAATACTAAATGTTTTTTTATTTTCTTGCGTATATAATTTGTTGCATAAAAATAAATTATCTAATTATTTTATTCATAGAATAAAGCTTAATATCACTTTTCCATATCCTAATAGTGAAAAAACACATGGTCCAATTCATACGGATCTTGGTAAAAAAGGTATTAGCATAATATACTATGTAAATAATAGTGACGGTGATACAGTGTTTTTTAATGAAAAATTAAATTTAATAAAAAGAGTTTCACCAAGACAAGGAAGAGCTGTTGTTTTTGATAGTAATATAAAACACACAGCATGTTGTCCGGTAAATTCTACGCATAGACAAATTATTAATTTTGTTTTATGCAAGTAATTTATTATGGCTTATTTAAATGTTAACATACCACCAACCTATGCTCAAATAAAAAGGGAGTATCTTTATGACTTACAAAAACATCATGGCGAAGTTGAAGACTGTATTATATTCGGTCTATCTGCACTTACGGGAAGGGCCATACTATGGCATGCTATTATGGAAAACGGTGCAATATTTTATCGCTTACCAATTAGCGCGTTTATTCAAAAGGGATTTGAACCATCCGACGTGCCCGCAAGACGACTTGATGAATTACAGCTCTGGAATTGTTTTTCTTATTATCCTTCTGTTCATCGTTGGGATATCCTAGACGGACAGGCTGGAAAGTATATAGGTAAAGACAAAAAATGGCACCCTGGTAAATATTTATTTACTGTTGACTTTGCACATCCAGAGAGTAACATACTTGACACTGATCATTCAGAGATACCGCACGAACATAAGTGCGCTCACATAATTGCGTTAGATGATGGCAATTTTGCTGCACAACCAAACAATAGATGCATATGGGATATACCATCTTTTACAGTTAAAGATGAAACTCCTGACTGGAAAGTGCAGACGAATGAATGGAACGTAGAAGATAGTAGAGCATGGCGGACAGAAGATACCGACAAGTTCTTCTATGAAATTGAGGAGAAGAAAAAATGAAGTGTTTAAACTGTGGAATGGGTTTTGTAATATCACCTATTAATATAGATAAAGTATGTCCGCATTGTGGACATATAAATGGTGAACCTTTAGTTTTAACAGGGGAGGATAACATGGTAAAAAAAATTATTAAATGGATTTGGGCTGTAGTTTCATGGCCGTTTAAAAAAATCCACCAATGGCTTATAGGTTAATTATGGAGATAGCCAGGATGAATTATTACTTTACAGGTATATTGATTGTAATGTTAACTCTCCTGGCTTTCTGCGGAGGACCACATGTCCAATAAACCATTAAGAATCTCAGAAGAGGCCGCAGTGCAGATGCCTATGAAAACGGTTGCCAGTTTGATCGTTATGGTCGCGATCGGGACCTGGGCTTATTTTGGTATAATTGAAAAACAAAACAAGATGGCTACGCAGTTAGAACTTATGTCTAAAGATGTAGAGAATAATTCTGAGTTTAGAATCAAATGGCCACGAGGACAGATGGGTACATTGCCCGCGGATTCTGAGCAGTACATGATGATCGAGGATTTGTACAAGACCACCGATCGTTTAAATGAACATATCGAGTCAATGGCTTTAAATAAGGTAAACATCGAGTTTTTAACAAAGCAAATGGAAAAGGTTTTGATTGATATAGAAAAATTAAAAGATCAAAACAGAGATTTTAAATACAACGGCAACGGGAGTTACCCACAATGATAGAGTCTATAGTAGCCCTTTTGATGTTTGTAAACGGAGAGATCAAGGAGCACTTGGTGCAAAAAAATATGGCCCATTGCCTCCGGGGCAAGCGCCACGCGGAGAGACAGTTCAGTGAATCCGTAACTTACAAATGCTACAAGGGTAAAGCAAAGATAGAGTTATACCAAGGTAGAAAATATATCCAAGCTTTGATATTAGAATAATTATGAAATATACTAGAAAGAATAAAAAGAATGAATTTCAGAATCATAGAATTGATTGAAACAGAAAAGTTTCAATACCTTAGAATACATAAAAATGGTAATACAAGCATTAAAAAATGTCTTGATATTCATTGTAAAGATTGGTTTCAAACAGATCGTTTAAGTGAAACAAAACCACGTTGGACTGTAATAAGAGATCCGTATAAAAGATTTTTATCCGGTCTTTCTTATGATTTAAAAAGACATAATGTTAATGTAAAAGATATAAGGCTAGATAATCTGTTTACTTCAAACGAAACTCATCCTAGAAATTTATTTTTAAAAAACATTAATCATAGTATTTCCCAAATACCTTATTTATTTAATACTAAAGTAGAGTATTATATTGATCTAGATGATTTAAATTTATTTTTACAGATGCATTTTGGTGAAAGTTTTTGTGAGAATAAATCAAACATAGATACAACCGAAATAGAAAAACATTTAGGTAAAAAAGAAATTATGAAATATTTAAATATGGATAACTACATATATAACTATATAAAAAAATCTCCATTTTTTTGGGAGTGGCAACACGGAAAGATTTTTTAATGAATCATAGTATCAGGTATAAAAATTATCAAGGCTCTGATGTGTCACCTTTAATTATATCTATAAATATGATGGGAGATAATTTAGTAGGATTAGAGCTAGGGGTTTTTAGAGCAGAAAGTTTTATGACAATCTTACACAATTGTGATAATGTAAAAAAATTAATTGGTGTAGATCATTGGAGATCTTACACAGATTTTATTAAAACAGATCCAGATGGTCAGCCAGCTATGAGCATTGATGCTTTTCAAGCAGAGGCAAATAAAAATATAACTTTATTACATTGTAAATATGGCACACCTAAAAATAAACAAGTTAACATTATTGCAAAAGATTCTTTAGAAGCAGTGAAAGAAATAAAAGATGAATCTCTAGATTTTATTTTTTTTGATGCTATGCTAAACAAAGAACAAACTTATAACGAAGCTATGGCTTACTATCCTAAAATAAAAAAAGATGGTTATTTTACAGGTCATGATAGTCAATGTATTGAACAAGTAATGGAACCAATAAACAAAGTAAAAAAACATTTTAACAATACAAATAAAATGATATCATATGGTAATTGTTTTATATTTAAAAAATGAATCTAAGTCGTAATTTTACCCTTCAAGAATTAATTAAATCTGACACTGCTGTTAGATTAGATATTAATAATAATCCAAACTCAGGTCAGATAGAAAAACTAAAAGCATTGTGTGAAAATATTTTACAGCCGGTACGTGATCACTTTGGCAGGGTCAAGGTGACTAGCGGTTTCCGTAGCGAACAACTGTGTTTAAAAATAGGTAGCTCTGTAAATTCACAGCACGCTAAAGCCGAGGCGGCCGATTTCGAATGTATGGGTACAGACAATGCTGAATTAGCTGACTGGATTTATACAAACCTAGAATTCGATCAATTGATCCTCGAGTTCTATACACCAGGTGAACCTAACTCAGGGTGGATACATTGTAGCTATACTACCGATCAACCTAGAAAACAATTTTTACATGCGTACAAATCAGAAGGCAAAACAAAATACAAACCTGTGATTGGAAAGGCAAAAGATTTAGTTTAAGAAAGAATGATTCAAATCGTAGACGATTTTATATCCGACGAAGACTGTCAAAATTTAATTTATTATTTTAATAATGGTAAATCAAATCAATGGGACAGACACGAATATTTTGAAATAACAGATGAGTTAAAACAAAGTAAATTTAAACACATTTTTGATAAATTAATTAAACATACAGGCTATCAAGAAGATTGGAGTCATGTAGTAAAGTGGGATGACGACGCTAAACAAGATCTACATTATGATACATCAAGTGAAAAAACTATTTATTCTTCAATAACATATTTAAATGATCAGTATTTAGGAGGTCAAACTTATTTTGAAGAGGGCACAATAATAAAACCAATTAAAAAAAGAACATTATTCTTCAACGGCATGAAATATAAACATGGTGTCATGCCTGTTAAAAAAGGTCCTAGATATACATTAGCAACATGGTATAAAAAACCATGACCTTAAAATTTAAAACTTTTTCAAACATAGATACAGTTCATGGGCGTTGTGAAGAGTGCGAAGAAGATTGTATTTTAGTTGCAATTGTAACTGACTTTTATAGATGCACAAATTGTGGAGCAGACACCAGGCAACATGTAAATGGAAGTATTAGATATTTAAAACTAACAGAAAGTGATAAAGCCTACATAAAGGAAAATGTTAAATAAAATTACAGTAATTGATAATTTTTTTACTCAAAAAGAATTTAATATTTTATCTAACAATCTAGATAAAATATCATTTGAACCGGTGGGTAACTATGGGTTTAGTCATCCTTTTGAAGAAGACGAAAGTAATAAATGGTTGTTTGATAAAATTAAAATTAATTTTTTTCCTGATGAAAATTTAAAACCATTAGACTGTGGTTTTAGATACAGGCACAATTATAAAAAAGTATTATCTCATATAGATGACTACAAATATAACTTTATTGGCTATTTAAAAGGTAAAGAATTAATGTATAATGGAACAGGTTTTTATAACTACAAAAAGGATTTAGATAGATATGTAGGGTTTGTTGAAAATAGAGTTTTGTTTTTTCCAGGTGATAAGATGTATCACACAGATTTACAAGCTCTTGGAGAAAGCTCACCTAGGTATACTATTAATATATTTTATGGCTAAAAGAACATTTAAACATTTTGTGCCTAGACCACAACCTCGTAAGAGGCCGCGTCGTCACACAAAAAATTTAAATAAACATAAAAAAAGATCTCACAAACCTTACAATCGTCAAGGCAGGCGGCAATAATGGATCACACTGAAGCTATTGTTAAGTTAGATAATGTAATTAATTCTGATTTAATGAAAAATTTAATAGAGTTTACTAAAGTAAAAGCTGTAAAATATTTAGATATAAGAAAGGGAAACACATCCGTCACGGATAAAAATGTTAGAAACGTCAGAGGATACAGTCTTTTTCCTAATTGGTTTGACTCAGCAACTGATCAAGCTTTTTGGAATTATGTTAAGTATGAGATTCAAAGAGTTTATCCAATGTACAAAGCAAAGTTTCCTTACATGATGAGTTCTAAGATGAATCAAATAGATTTTTTAAGATACACACCTGGTGGTAAATATGAAATACACACAGATCATTACACAACTTCTACTAGGGCTCTTAGTATTATTATAAATCTTAATGATGATTATGAAGGTGGAGATTTAATATTTACTGATCAACACAAAAAAGAAATTAAAAGATGTAAATTAGGAAAAGGATCAATAGTTTTTTTTCCTAGTAATTTTATGTATCCTCATAGCATACAACCAATTACAGAAGGGACCAGATATAGTTTGGTTGCATGGTTACAATGAACCTGGCTTTTAATTTTCACGATCAATTATTTTGGATACATAATTTTTTACCACAAAATTTATATAAAGAAATGTATGCTGATTTTATTAAAAGTAGAAACACTTTAAAGTACACAGATACAAATGTTAATTGGCTAACGTTTGAAGAAGAAGAAAACAATATGTCTAAAAGTTTTGGTCAAGAACAAGACAATGATAAAGTAAAAGATTATTTAAATAAATATCATACATTTTTAAAACATCAAAAATTTGTAAACTTTATGAACAAAGGTTTACGTAGTCATTTAAGAAAATATTATTATGGACACCATCTTGGTTGGCATCACGACAATGCACAGAACAGAAGATATGCAGCTACTTTTTATTTTAACAGAACTTGGAGAGAAAGTTGGGGTGGAGAATTTTTATTTAAAAGTGATAAAGGATCAGGTTTTATTCCTATAGTAGGTAACTCAATATTAATAGTTAAAGCTGGTCTAAAACATAAGGTGTGTGCCAACTTAAAAAAAACACATCCAAGATTAAGTATTCAAACGTGGGTCTATGATGAATAAAGTAATAAAATTATTTGAACAAGAAGAACTACAAGTTCTTCAAAAGTATTGTGATAATAGATTAGAAGAGGGTTCATATTTTAAGGACAACACTTCTAACACTCCTATGTGGTATATAGATCCTTTGATGACTGCTCTGTTAGAAATAAAAAAACCTATAATAGAAAAAGAATTTGAATTAAAATTATTTCCTACATATGCTTTTTGGAGATATTACGTCATAGGTGGATGCTTACCTAAACACGTAGATAGACCTTCATGTGAAATATCTGCTACTGCATGCATAAAAAAATATGATGATTGGCCAATTGTAGTTGAAGGTAAATCTATTGAGTTAAAAGAAGGAGAAGCAGTTGTATACAGAGGATGTGAACAAGAACATTATAGACCTGGAATATACAAAGGTAACGGCATGGCTCAAGTATTTTTTCATTACGTAGATCAAAAAGGTCCTTTTACTCATCATGCATACGATAAACATTATAAAGAAACTGGAGAAAAACAAACAGCTGAAGATGCAAAATTTTATGATAAGAAAATTTAAAGCTTTTGATACATTTTACGAATACAAAGTAAGCATTAGTGATGATGTTATAAAACAAATAAAAATAATTTTTGCTGCTGCTAATGGCAAAGACGATCAGCTAACTACATTTTATAATCTTAATATTTTAAATTTACCTGTCTTAAGGTTTTTAAAAGATGAAGTGATATCTATTCTTAATGATCATAAAGTTTTGTTAACTAATAGCTGGGCTCAAATGTATAACGATAGAGACAGACATAGTGTTCACATACATCAAGAATCAAGACTCTCAGGTATAATTTATTTGTCAGACAATTGCACTTCTACATCTTTTTACGATAGAGTATTTAACAGTTACGAACACGTCCCTGTTAAAAATACTTTATTATTATTTCCATCGTATGTGCCACATGAAGTTCAGCCTTTAAGACAAGATGAAGATAGATTAATTATTTCATTTAATACTCGAGGGGGCAACTCAGATGATTTTAAATAAACAAAGTATTGTTGATCCTACATATAATAACTTTCAAGTGATGATGGCTTGGGAAAAACCATATATGGAAAAATGCGTACAATATTTAAAACCATTTGGAGATGTATTAGAGATTGGTTTTGGTATGGGTTATTCTGCGACTGCTATAAATAAATATCCTTTACGTTCTTATACAGTTATTGAAAAAGATAAAGGAGTTATTAAAAAATTTAATCAATGGAAACGTAAACAAAAAACAAAAAAAATAAATTTAATAGAAGGTATGTGGCAGTTTAAACTACCTTTGTTATTAAAAAAATTTGATTGTATATTTTTTGACGACTCACCTGCTAGTGAATTTAAAGATTACGATAAAATAAATAGAAAACTTTCTTTTTTAAAAATAATTTTACTTAACAATGTTAAATATAATACTAGACTTGTAGCTTATTCTATAGCTCCGGATATATTAAGTGGATATTTAACTAAACATTTTACATACAAACATTACAAAATAAATATAAAAATACCTTACTACTGCAAGTATGCACGTGGTAATTATATGTACGTTAATAAGATTAAGTTTCGGCCTGTTCGGGTGTAAAAGGCTCACATGTAAATTTAGGATAGAGTCCACCTTTGTTTATCTGATCTATTTCTAAATTTTTGCCATTAAAAAATACCTCAAAAGACTGACCTAAACCATCTTTTACACAGCTGTCAAATGTATCGTGAGATTGTTGATATACATGCATTTCTTGAGGCACAGGTAGACAGTTATTATGCATCACAGAACATATGTATAGTGTTAAAAAAAATTTCATTGACAACCCTTGTAAAATTATATAAATATCCTATATCTTTAGATATTAATGAAAGGATATACTAGATGACAGACATAAGCAAATACAAAAGTCTCGCAGTCGATCATGCCTGCTATGATAAAATTGATAAGATGACCAAGCTTCTGGCACCAGGAGTCACATTATCAAGAGCACAAGTGATTAGAATGTTAGTAGATGAGAAAGCGAAGAAATTAAATGGCAAGCTTACAAAGCGTATTTCCAAAAGCGGTTAACGTCTTAGGAGAATCAAAACACGCAGAGAGAAATCTTTGGCGTAACGTTTTGATTGTAGCTCTAGAAGATGCGATAGGAAAAGGTTGGAGAGACTATGGCATTGGAAGAGGTTATAAATGTGAGAGAGCACGTGCATATTTTTTAGAACCAAACAGAGACTTCGCGATGGTATGTCAATACGCAGGTTTTGACCATGAATATGTGCGAATGAAAGCAAAAAAATATTTTAAGGAGAATATAAAATGACAGAGTTAAGAGATGAACATTTAGAAATTATAAGTAAAAACAAAGCGAAAGCACATGAAGAGCAAAAAAATATGAGAGATGAGTTAGCTTTTTTTGTAATGAATTGCACTCACTTTCAAATGCAAGAGTTGTATTCAGAAATGAAAAGAATGAAGAGAAAAAATGCGGGGAGATAGCGTAGAATATAAACTGCTAGAACAGTGGGTAAAAGGTTTACAACCTAAAGATTTTTATCTTACTGTAGAGATAGGAGTTCGAGAAGGCTACGGTACTCTTGTTATTACAGATGCATTGAAAGATAAAAATTATTTTCACGTTGGCATCGATCCGTATGGTGATTTACTTTACAAACATTTAGATAAACAGATAGATCGTGAGAAAGGTACAATTGCATATTGGACAGACTTTGAAGGCAGGCCTTTGATAAATGAAGACGGCACACCAAAGATACCTACGTACCCTAATTCTATGAAACAAACTTTTTTAAGTGAGTTTAAAAACCATGAGAATTTTATTCTATATCAATTAGAAGATACAGAATACTTTAATCTGTTTGGTGGTGGTCTTCCTATATATCGAAATGGAAAGAAAAAGGTAATAAATGTTTACGATTTCGTACACTTTGATGGTCCACACACTACAGAAAAAGTATTGGAAGAAGCTATCTTTTTTGCAAATAGGTCAACTATTGGTACTAGATTTGTATTTGATGATATTAAAACATACGAGATGAGTAAGGTAGCATACATACTAGAACACTTTGGATTCAGAACATCTGAGATGGGGGATGATAAATGCATGCTGGAGAGAACCGAATGATACCCGAAACAGATAGAGCCTACATCGCAGGTCTATTTGATGGCGAAGGATCAATAAATTTTAAACGTGGTATTGAGAAGAAAAAGAAACATAAAGGCGAAGGCTATCGTCTTTCCAATAGCATGCGCATTAGCATGGAAATAACCATGACAGATTATTCTGTATTAGTTTGGGTTCACGAAGTTTTAGGTGTTGGAACACTCAGACCAAAGACTGTGAAAGGCCTACGCAAAGATGGCACAAAGTATCTAAAACAATATAAATGGAGAGCTACATTTAGAGATGCATACTATGTTTGTTGCCTAATCTGGCCTTGGGCTCATGTTAAATTAGAAAAAATTCAAAAAGTAATCGAGCACTACTCGCATATAAAAATGAACGGTAAGGTGGTTGATCTTAAAGAATATAAACAATTGATGAGTTTAGAATGATTCTAAACTAGAAAGGCTAATATGATATGGGACGGTAAACCAAAGTTTGATTATCAAACTATTAAAAGAGTAACACTACCAAGCGGTAGAGTCTATGATATTAATGATGAGAAGTTGCCCTCAGTGACAACGATATTGTCTGCCACCAAGTCCGAGGAGAGTAAGGCAAAGTTGGCAGCATGGAGGCAAAGAGAAGGCGAAAAGAAGGCAGACCAGATACGAGATGATGCAGCCGCTCGGGGCACAATAATGCACCGAATACTTGAAGGATATGTAAAAGGTGAAGGACACATGGACCTTACAGATCTTGGTCAGGAGGCAGGCGTCATGGCTCAAAACATCATCGATAAAGGCCATTTCAGCCCTCTCACAGAGGTTTGGGGGCTAGAGATGCCTCTATGGTACCCTGGATTGTATGCTGGTGCCTCAGACGTTGCTGGAATCTATGAAGGCCGGGAGTCCATCATAGATTTTAAACAAAGCAATAAATACAAGAAACGTGAGTGGATTGACGATTATTTCATACAATGCGCGGCCTATGCGATGGCCCACAACTATGTATACGGTACGGAGATAAACTCTGGAGTGATTCTAATTAGCGTTAAGGGTGGAGATGTCTTGAGATATGTATCAACGGGTAAGGAATTCCAACACTTTACGTTCGAATGGTTAAGAAGAGTAGATTTATATGGCAAGCTCCAGGCATCAGGGACCTAGACCCATAGAGTATTCTATATGAGATTTATGTTTAGAAAAAAAAATTTGAAAAATATAGTGATACAATGCTACAATGGCTTTAAAGTGTTGATATTACTTAATAATATGCTGTTACAATGCTGCTACAATGGTGTTACAATGTGCTTCAGGGAAATCCCTACGCGCGCGCGTGAAAACGCTTTTTACAAAAGCAGTTTCTCATGTATAAAACTCTATGGAGGCAAATGATAGCAAAGAAAAGTAAATACAAATCAGTCGTTATAAAAAAGAAACGATATTATTTTTATAAAATTACGTGGGTCGATCCGACGGGTGACAGCGGGCACGCGACGGCACACGATTCGTTAGGTTTGACTCCATCAATAATGATAACGCATGCTTATTTGTTTTATCAAAATAAAAAAAATGTCTGGACGTTTGCAACCTTTGAAGAAAATGATGAATTGTTTTCAGATAGAAATGTTTTTCCAAGGGGATGTATTGTTAAAATGGAAAAGGTATTACTCTGATTCAGTATCCTTTGATTGAGATACCGGCTCGTCCTTTTGCGGCTCTGTTTTTTCTCGTACTTTTTGTGACAATTCTTCAAATGGCACATCTTCTAAAATTGGTGAGTAGTCATCGATTATTTTTTTCATACGTGATTCTAATTCTTCTGTGGTCAAGTCTTCTAGCTTTCCTGTCCTTATTATCTTCTGCTCGATATATAGCCCCGCAGCTTTACCACGGGCTACTTCCGCATTCACAGCAGCTGACCACGCTCCTTTTTTAAGAGCATCTTTTCTAATTTGACCTAACTCTGCAATATGTTTTTCGTAAGTAACTTCGTATTTCTTTTGCCACTCTTCTCGTAGTTCACCAATGTATTTAACAACCAGTGGATACAATTTTGGATTTTGTAATTTACTTGCATATTGTCTTGCTGAGTCTTTTGCAAAGCCAGCGTCGACAGCACACTCAGTGGCTGTCTTTCTACCTTCGTTAGTTACCAACTCGTATGCAAATTTCATCTGTTGTTCTGTTAATTTTTTTGGCAATCCCATACTTGATATTTAATACAACTTAGTTTATAAATCAACCCATGTTTACTGGAAAGGTATTAAGACAAGCATTAGATAAATTTATGAAAGGTGAGGTGGCAGCGAACGCTAGAGTTCAGGTTATCCTACCAAACGGAGAGTTTTACGATATTACGGGAGTGCAACTGTTGGAGAATAAATTAATAGGTGTAAGAGAATCCCATAGACTTGCCATTACAGTTTCACCTGAACAGTGGAAAATGGGTAAAGTTGTTAAAAAACTGTGAGATTATCTTATTCAATCCCTGAAAAAATTTGGTGGATACATAATTTTCTTGATGAGAAAGTTTACAAAGGTATTCACAATGCAATTATACGTGAAAGAAATAATATAAATCTTCATGACGTTGATGGAATATGGGGCAACTTTTTACATAACAATCTTGTTTCTCCTAAACGAGTTGAAGTAAAAAACTATCCACCATTTGAAATATTAAAAACAAGTGTAAAATCTAATCCTTATTTTACTTTCCCTGAATTAGATAAGATGTCTACAACAATTCATTTTATGTCTAAAAATTCTGGTATCAATTGGCATAACGATGGTCAATGGAAATACGGTGCAACTTATTATTTAAATAACAAATGGCATAAACAGTGGGGTGGTGAGTTTATGTTTACTGATGGAAATGGTCATGGCTTTTTACCTGTCATGGGTAACTCTTTGGTAATTGTCAAGGCTCCTCTTACACATAAAGTTAACCCTGTTTTAAGTCCGATCATTCCTAGAATTTCTGTACAAATGTTTATGAAATAGTTTGACAAACTGAAGAGGTGTAGTAGTGAATCCAGAAAAAAAATTTTGGTATGAAATTAAAGCGTTCAATCTTAAAAATAATTGCGAATTATCATTTACACGCGTGGAAAATACTGCTTCATGGGGGACTCCTGATATACTGGGTTATAATCGCAATCGTCACTTCTTCACTATAGAATTAAAAGTAACAAAGACCAACAAGGTACGCCTGTCACCACATCAAATAGCGTTCCATGTGAAACACCCTGACAATACATTTATTCTAGTTAAGGCCCTCTGCCTTAACTCCATAAAACTTTATGAGGGGAAGGTAATCAAGGAGCTTGATACTTACGGCTTGAAGCTTGACGCTTGCTCCTCGGGGCTTGAAGCTTGCTTCTCGAGGCTTGCAGCTTGCGGCTTGCCACCTGCTGAAGCTTGACGCTTGCCGCTTGAGGCTTGCAGCTTGAGGCCCGAACCAGGCGCACGCTCGCGATCACCGTCGTGATTTTCTGAGCTAATGGCCTGATCCGATTTATTACGCTTACGTAATTCTTTATAATACTTTGGGTGTCTAAATTCCATTTTAATGTTTACCGTAACATATATTTTTTATTTCAGGGTTCCAACATTTTCTGCAATCTCTGCATTCGTTGTTTTGATCAGGGGCTGGACAGGTCCTGTCTTCAGGCTTCGTTGAGACTGTCGACGTGTGGGGCCAGCTTGCAATTGCAGGTTGGTCAATCATCTGGCCTGAGAATCTTATAACCAGGTTAGCTGGACACTCTGGCAGGAAATGCTTCACCCATGCTTCCCGGGTCGGCATCCAGTGCTGGACCTGAGGCGTGAGCTTTGCAACAGCAAAAATTTTTAAAAGGTGCTCTTCGTTCTGTACGTCGCCTGAGTCGTGCCACCTGAATTCTTTTGATTTTTTTGAATTAATTAATAGTGCCATTGCGCCAGTCCACAGCGGGCTCTTAGTTGCTTCGAGTCTTCTGTACTGCGCAGCCTGGACCACGGGGAAAACATAACAACCTTTTAATGCATAACAGCCGCTGCAAACGCTGCCAGGAATCTTAACCAATTTAGAGCCTGTTTTGCATTCAGCAGCGGGTAACCCATAGGCCCATCCAGGCATCTTTGAAGGCTTTGAAAGTCCTCCGACAATTTTTAATGCTTCACTTGTTTTCATAATTCTTTCTCCTTTATAATCCTATATCATACAGCCTGGCACCTGTCAAGGGCTTGACGCTTGCCGCTTGAAGCTTGTAGCTCTACTTGAGAACCATTCTAAACTGGACCAGCCAACGCCAGAGTCTCTGTGATCTAGCGGCGGCGGCG